TACGGGTGACTGAACCTCACCGACGGCGGCAGATCCCATTATTATTGATGAACACATAGTTGAAATGTTGGGCGAAGAAAAGGCTCGCTTGCCTTTCATCGATCCTAACCCACAGCCAGGCAGACTGTATCCTGATGGTGAAGAGATCAACGCTAACTTGCCAGCAGCATATCAACCAGCAGATAACCCAGATGTTCCTGCAGGACAAAACTGCGGTAACTGTGAATATTACAAGCCCGGTGAATTGTATTGCACCAAGTTTGACGCTCCAGTTCGTGCAGTGTTCTGGTGTGCCAAGTGGGAAGCAATGGAAGAGTACGAAAGTTAAACCTAAAGGAAAACAAAATGGAACAACAAGAACACAGCCCCCTACCAGTTCGTGGAATGCGTACTGCAAAGAACAAAAAGCGTCCTAAACCACCTAAACGATAACCATTTATTGCACATTCAATAAATAGAAACACTGATGACTTCATCCCGGAGTCATTAACCTACTTTAACTTATAAAGGCGATGCGACGATGTCAGACAATACATTGGCTAATGAAGATACTGGGTCTTCCGAAACAATCCAGGCACAGTCAGTAAAAACTTATACGCAAGAAGAAGTCGATAACATGATGGCCCGCACAAAAGGTGCAGTCCAGAAGAAGTACGAAAAGACACTTGCCGACCTAGGTGATATTGACGAACTGCGTCAATTACGAGCAACACATGAACAGCAACAGCTAGAGCTTCAAAAGAAGCGTGGCGACTTTGATAAAATCATTGCTGAACTGGCTGCTAAGAAAGATGCAGAAATAAGCAAGCGTGATGAGATTATTAAATCTTACACTGTAGATATGCCCTTGGTCAATACGGCAGCACAATTAGGTGCAGTAAATCCCAAGCAGGTGCAAGCGTTATTAAAGTCTAATCTTAGATTAGGTGAAACGGGTGAAGTTGAAGTGCTAGATGAAAAAGGCACAGTGAGATATTCAGACAAAGGACAGCCTTTCAAGGTAGAGGACCTAGTTAAAGAATTCTTAGACAGCAACCCGCACTTTAAATCAGCAGGCCCAGCCACTACACAGAGTAAGAGCAATGTTAATCAATCACGAGAGAAATTTGACATAACAAAATTAAACATGTCAAACCCAGCAGATCGTAAAATCTATCAAGAGTATAGAAAGTCTGCAGGGATAGCCTAACATTAACAGGAGATTATTATGGCTGGATCTACAAGCGTAACATTAAACGACCTATTACCTACCATTGTCCAAGAGGCAATGTTCGTAGCTAATGAGCGTTCTATCATGAGAGGATTGGTTAAGAACTATTCTCTAGCCCCTACACAAGGCAAAACAATTCAAGTACCAATTTACCCAGTGCAAACTGCGGCAAGTTTAACAGAAGGTGATGACTTCAGCAATACAGCAGTTTCTACTGATGTTGCTACTTTCAACGTTGGACAAGTTGGTTTGATGACTATGGTTACTGACCTAGCTGTCAATGCTTCAGCAAGCAACGTGGTTGCTGACCTAGGCCGTTTATTCGGTGAAGCAGTTGCTCGTAAAATTGACCAAGACTTAATGGCTCAATTTGCTAACTTCACAACTAACGTGATCGGTTCTAGTTCTACAACTATTACTGCTGCATTGGTTATGCAAGGTATCACTAAGTTGAAGGCTGCTGCTGTTCCTACAGACGGAATCGTAGCTGTTCTACACCCAAGCATTGCCTATGACCTAAAGGCTGCATTGACAACTCAAGGCGCTGTGGCTTTCACAGGTGGCGCTTATGGTGATGTTGCTAACGAAGCCCTACGTATGGGTTATGTTGGAAACTTATTTGGTGTTCAAGTGTTTGAAAGTGCTAACTGCCCGTTGATTACTAACGGCGCTGCTGGCGACTATCAAGGTGCTATTTTCCACCGCGACGCTCTAGGCTTTGGTCTAATGCGTGACATTCAGATCGAAACACAAAGACGTGCCCGTGCTATCGGTACTGATGTTGTTTGCTCTGCTATGTATGGCACAGGTGTTGTCTATGAAGGATACGGCGTAAGCGCAGTATTCGACAGCTCAATCTAATTAGGAGACTTCAATGGCTTTCATTAACCCAGGACAAACAGGTGTTATAGCATTCGCGGAATACTCGGATGTGACCAGCACTGACCAACGGCTATTTGAGGCCAATGAAGGAATCGCTGACCAAACTATAGTTGAGGATCTAACTATCAAGGCTACAAGTCGTATCCTACAGTTGATCCGCAACACTAGTTGGTGGAGGCGTTATTACTCGATTGAAGCTAGTGATGCTCAAAGACGGGCAACAAACACTCGAAGCACTCCGGATGTTCCGCTTCCTGACCCTGATTTAATTCTAGGTCGTCAAGCGGACTTCACAGACCTATGTGTGTATTTTACTCTGTATGAATATCTGTTGCCTAAGGTAGCAGACTTCTCAGCACAGGATAATGCAGAAGTAGTTAAGATAGGCGTGTATAGAACCAAGTTTGATGTCTTGTTCAGAGAGTTGATTGATGATGGAACATGGTATGATTTCAACAATGACGGAACAGTCACTGAACTTGAAAAACTACCAACTAGAACCAATTTAGTGAGAGTTAGATAAATGAGAACCCAACTGTTATCGGCAATTACCACAGCAGTCAGCACACTTACACAGTTTGCTGTCAGTCAAGAATTGCCTTGGGAGCAGAACGGAACTCCTCTGTATCGTAAGAACATGAAGAAGATCTATGTTGATCGTGAGCGTTTGGAACAAACAACTTTGATCCCTACACTTAATGGCAATGAAGTATTTCAGAATGATCTTATTGCAGAAGTTTATCTATCAGTAGATGCTAAGAACACACCAAGTCAGTTAGACAGTGTCATATCAAGAATTTTATCTGCAAAGACAACAATTAATGTAGTCAATTTCGGTAGCGAAAGCGATTACACAGTGGATAAGGATGGAGATGTATTAGTTTATACATTTGAATTCCGAATCAACCAAGCAACAACATAAAAAGGAACAAGCAATGGCTTACATCAACGTCAGTGCTCCTACAAGCAACGCAACAATCCAAATCTCTACTGCTAGTATCTCTACTACCAGTTCTGGTTACATTGTTCCTGCTCTACAGGATGTCACTATCAACAACGCAGCGGGCGTATTCAACTGGACTCAGTTAGATGTGTTCTCGCAATTAGCAGTATCAACACCTGCAACCAACAGCATCACAGCTAACCTAGTGTTAGACAGTGCAACATTCTTCGCAGCCACCAACGGCGTGCCAGGATTGTTTGACCTGAGCAATGATGCAGTAGAAGTAAATTTCCGAGTTTATTTCAACGGTCGTGCAACAGGTAGCAAGTTTGTCAGCGGAACAGGGTTTATTACTAACCTTGCACCAACTGTCAATCCAACAGCCCCAGTATGGGTATCACCAATCACTATCAGTGTCAATGGTGACCTAACTGCCGGCACAGTTTAATTTAAATTAGACTAAAGAAATAGGAGCATAACCTGCTCCTATTTTTATCTCTCGTTAAATATACAGTTAGGAGATTAGTATGGATCTACGAGACTTCTCGGAAGAGGATCTGATAAAAAGTTTAGAAGCGGAGATTGCTAAGTCTCTTGCTGAAGTCAAGCACGCACAAGGCGACCTTGACAAGATTAACAGTAGGCTCAAGTTTGCACTTGCAGTTCTACACATCATTAAAGATAAAAAGGAATAAAGATGAAACTCACACAATTAGCAGCAAAACCACAATTAGTTAAGATCGAAATCGCAGACGAGGATGTCGTTAAAGAGTTCGGTGAAGCCCTAGAGTTCTGGATCTGGGATCGTCAGCCTATGGACAAGTTTATCCGTCTGGCACAGATGAAGGGCGAGGACATGAGTGAATTGATTGCTGCCGTAAATGATATGGTTCTTGATGAAGAGGGTGCGCCTGTTGTCAAGGACGGATTAGTTTTGCCTACCAATGTAATGACCAAAGTTATTGGCAAGGTAGTAGAAACGCTGGGAAAGTAACACAGGAGTCCATAGATCCTAACAGTATCGAATCAAGTTTAATCATAACAATTGATAATCTGAGCAAACGCTATGGAATGTTGCCCAGTGAAGTCATAGTAAGGGCAAACACATTTGATCTAGTAATTATGGACACTGCAATGTCACTGGAGAGACACTTTCAGGATGCTAGCCAAGAAGGTTATGTGCCTGAAGTTTCAACAGAAGAATTGCTAAAGATAAAGGATAGAGCATGATTTCATTAAAGATAGGTGTTGATAAGATTAGCACAAGTGTTAAGAAGAAAATAGCACAGTTGGATGCAGTGCCTGGACAGGCCTACACCTTCTTTAAGGCTCATACTCCTATCAAGACTGGCAATGCTCGTAGTCGTACTGTTCTAAAGAAAGACACTATCGTTGCCGCTTACCCGTATGCACAACAGTTAGATGATGGTCGTAGTCGTCAGGCACCTGATGGTATGACAAGACCCACTGAGGCTTTCGTTAAGAAGACCACAGATGCAATTATGAAAAGGAAATAAGCCATGGCAGATCTATCATATGATGTCCAGGTTAATACAAGCCAAGCAGAGCGAAACTTAGCCAACTTACAGAAATCAGTTACCGGACTTAACAACACCTTTGCTGGACTTAAAACAGCATTGGCAGGTATCAGTTTAGGTGCTATTATTTCGCAGGCCATTGGTCTTGCTGACAGCATTACTGACATTAGTGATTCAACAGGCATTGCCACTGCTAATATTTTAGGCCTAAGTCGTGCAATGATTGACAATGGTGGAAGTGCTGAAGGAGCACAGAAAGCCATATTAAAATTAGTTGGTGCAATCGGTGAAGCAGCAGATGGTGGCGAAGATACACAAAAAGCATTTGCATCAATTGGCATTTCGTTAAACGATCTACGCACACTTAGCGAACAGGATATACTAAGCAAAACTATTGCTGGTTTGGCTAATATTAGTGATGCTTCACAACGCAGTGTTCTTAGCACTAAACTGTTAGGTAAAGAAATTCGCAATGTTGGTCTTGCTGGAGTTGCCGGCAGTTATGCACAGGCCACTGCTGAATCTGCAAAATATGCAGCAGCAATAAAATCAGCAGCGGATGCACAAGGTGCAATTGACAAGACACTGACAGATTTTAAAATTGCACTGTTAGATGCACTTCGTCCTATTACTGAATTAGTCACATCGTTAAATGTTGGTGTTGAAGGATTTAGAAAATTCATTCAGGCAGTGATTGCGGTTGGTGCAGTGTTGGCTTCAATATTTGTTGGCGGTAAGATCATTGCAGGAGTGAGATTATTCTATGCTGCATTGTTAGCTGTTGCCAGTGGTGCTAAAAATCTATTTGAGTTATTTAGAAACTTAGGCACAGGGTTTGGTGCAATAGTGCGTGCCACAGAAGGTGCTGGCGGTGCCTTCCACAGAATGTGGTTAGTTATCAAAGCATTATTAGTAAGCATGGCTGAGTTAGCTGGGCCAGCTTTCGCAGCATTAAAAACTATTGCAGGTCCAGTATTGGCCAGTATTGCAGGATATTGGGGATTCATTCAAGACAGCACCACAGGTGCAATCAACAAACTAAAAGAATACTTAAACTATCTCCCAGGTGTAAATTTTGATGTCGGTGGTGCAGGTGGTGGCCGTGGTGATGGTCAAGCAGAAATGGCTCAACGCAAAAAAGATGCCGAAGAAAGAGCTAGAAAAGAAAAAGAATTGCGTGAAGTGCGTGATAAAGCCGCTGAACGCGAAATGGATCGTTATAGAAAGTTGCAGGCAGCATTATCTGCACAACAATCAACCTATCGTGGGTTAAACACCGAAGCTCAAACATTTAGCAATTATCTATTTTCTGATCTGAAGTTTCAAACTGAATTGTTGGGCATGACAGAAGATCAGAAAGAGATTGCCACTGCACTCAATGCTGAAACTCAACGATACTTGCAAGAACAAAACACTCTTCAAAGCAAACTGAGTAATATTCAAAGTCAGATTGGCATTGAACTTAAAGCACAGAAGTCATTGAAAGATGATGAGCTTGCGGCTAGTAAAGACAAAGTTAGATTGCTGGTAGATGAAGAAGGCCGATTACAAGAGTTGAGTAAGACTTATTATGATTTGCATATCAGTAATGGTAAGAATTTAGAGTCTGAACTAAAAAAGCAACAGGCAATTAAGAATACAGAAGCCGAAAGAGTTTCAAACTTAGAATACATTAGTGAGCGTTTAAGAGAACAGGCAGCAAGTTATGAAAGCCTAGGTAATGCATTACGCAGTATCAATGACAAGCGTGTTGATTTAAAAGTTCAAACAGATCAAACTGGTCTAAGTCCTTTAAGAAAGCAGATTGCCACAATCAATGAAGAAGCCCGCAAGGCAGCATTGGAAGCAGGTCGTGCATTCAGTTCAACTTTTGATAATGAAGATGGATTAACACCAGAGCGTGCAGAACAACTTGCTGCTGGATTAGGAGAGATTGCTAATGGTTATAAAGCTATTTCTAATGAACAGATTAAAGCATTGGGAGTCAGCGATCAATATCTAAGTGGTAATCTTGATAGCCTAAGTGCATGGAGAGAAGAATTTAAAATTGGCACTAAAGATGCATTCACTAAATTCAAAGATGATGCTAATGATGCAGGCAAGCAGGCTGCTGACAGTTTCAGCACATTCACTAGTGGTATGGAAGATGCATTTGTTCAGTTTGTTCAAACAGGCAAGTTAAGTTTCAAGAGCCTAGCCAACAGTATCATTGCTGACCTAGTGCGTATTGCAGTTCGCCGTGCTATCGTGGCTGCTATCGGCGGACCATTGGGTAGCCTGTTTGGTATGGCCAATGGTGGTCCAGTTATGGGCGGCACACCTATCATAGTTGGTGAGCGTGGTCCAGAACTGTTCGTACCACAATCAGCAGGTAAGGTCATTAACAACTCAACATTGAAGGGCAGCGGTCAATCGCCAAGCAGCAGTGGCGGACAGACCACAGTCAATTACAACATACAGGCAGTTGATGCTGCAAGTTTCCGTAGCCTAGTTGCCAAGGATCCAAGTTTCATCTACGCTGTCACAGAACAGGGCCGTAGAAGCCAACCCACTAGGAGCAGATAATGTCAGTGCAAAATATTATTGATAAGGCACAGCAAATTGAGATCGACAGACGTAGAATAGTTGGTCAGACTATGAGTCGTAGCCAAAGGATTAAAACAGCAGAGCGTGCCACTGCACAACCTTGGAAGTTTAAGATTACTCCACCGGGTAGCCTGCCTTGGACTGCCAGTAGAGGATTCATAGAAGTTATCAACCTAAATGATCGTGTTGCTGAATATCAAATTAGCCTAAGCAATTCAGCGGGCACACGTTATATCACCAGTTATATGGGTGAATTGACACAGGGTCAATTAAATGCATTAGACATACAGTCAGTGGGTACCAGCAGTTTTGTTATCACTAATTTGCCCAGTGTCAGCAGCAGCACTGTGGTATTTGCCAAGGGTGATTTAATTCAACCTGAGAACAGTCGCTATCCTTACGCAGTGGTCGATACTGTGGTAAGAGGACTAACCACAACTACTTCAGTGACTCTGCATAGACCTATAATTACTAGCGAAGGTGTTACACTTAGTGGTCAAGGACTAGCAGTGGGAAATAGTTGCACATGGCGAGTTGTGGTTTCAGGACTGCCAACATTCCAACTTATTCCTATGCAACAAGTTCAATACACAGGCGACTTCGAACTTATTGAGAGAATTATATGAGCACAGTAATTCCAGCATTATCAAATCCTGGCATTAAACATTGTCTGTTGATTGACATCACAGTCAATACCAACACCTACTATATCAGCAATGCCTACAGTCCTATTGTGTATAATGGCAACACCTACACACAGTTGGGACACTTTATGGGCATGAGTGAAATGCAGGATGACCTTAAGACAACCAACAATCAGATTGGTATCCAACTAAGTGGATTGCCACCTGATGATGGAAGTCCTAACTACATGGGCATCGTGTTAAACAGCAACATTAAAGGTGGCAAGATACAGATCTATCGTGCATTCTTTGATCCTACTTCAGGCAACTATGATGCCCAACAAGTATATCTACGCTTCAGTGGATATATCAGCAACTACAGTCTAAGTGAAAACTGGGATCAAGACAACCTATTGACCAGCAACACCATTGGTATTCAGTGTTCAAGTATTCATGCTATCATGGAAAAGAAATATACTGGACGCAGAACTAATGATGCTGATCAACAGTTTTGGTATCCTGGCGACACAGGTATGTATCGAGTGAAAGCATTGGCTGACAGTCAGTTCGACTTTGGTAAGCCCTTTACTGCTCCAGCAAGCACATCACCAACACCTGACTTTAGTGGAGACGGTGCGTAATGATCAAGCAGGCCCACACACTTATGGATGCACGTCACATGATCAAGTTGATGCAGCGGTTCCTCACCGATACCAGCTACGATCAAGGATTAGAAGCCAGTAAGGACGTTGAGCACTTGGGCAAGTTGGCCTTCACATTTCTCAACAATGGTTATGTGTGGTTGGCGTTTGATGATGAAGAACCAGTGGGCATATTGATTGCTATCAGAGAACCCAACATATGGAATCCCAAGCACACACAACTACGTGAATTGATTTGGTATGTGGTGCCTGAGAAAAGAAATTCAACAACGGCAGGTAGATTGTTCAAGCAATACTGTCTAAAAGGAGATGAACTCAAACAGCAAGGTAAGATTACTGCATATTTTACCAGCATGATGACATCAACTGATTCATGTGATCTAGAGCGTCGTGGCTTTAGATGCACTGAACGAACTTATATTAAGGAATAATTATGGCTGTCTTTACTCTTGCAGCAAGTTATATTGTCACAGCAGCCATTGGTATTGGTGGTGCTGCGGTATTAGGAGCAGCCGGTGTTGCCTTTGTCACTTCAGTTGTGGCAGTGGGCTTGGCATTGGCCACTTCAAGGCTATTGGGTCTAACTGGTGGTGCTGGCGGAACAGCACAGGATCCCGGAGTTAGAATTCAATTCCCCCCAGCAACTAACAACAAAATACCCGTAGTCTATGGTACTGTTAATACCAAAGGCACAGTTACTGACGCCCGTATCAGTAATGAAAATAAAACAATGACCTATGTTTTGGCTATCAGTGAAAAGACACAGACCGGAGTCTTCTCAGTTGGCGATATCTATTGGAATGATCAGAAGTTAGTATTCGACACTGACGCTGGTGAAAGCCACATTGTGCGTAGCAGTATTGACCAAAACGGTCTTGGTGATAGCAACACCAACTTCGATGGACTTATCCGTGTGCGTGTCTATTCGGGTAACACTAACAGCAGCAGTCAAATATTTCCTCCACAATCAACTGGCAATACTGAAAATGCAAAAACTACACTAGGTGAAAGTGATACCAATTACATGTTGAATGACCTTGTGTTTGCAGTTATTCAGATTGACTACAATGGTGAAAAAGGCATTACTGGACTGGGACAAATTACATTCCAACTAAGCAACACACTAAGCAACCCTGGTCTAGTATGGTATGACTACATGACTTCGGAGCGATACGGAGCAGCCATTCCTGTTCAACAGATCAATACTACCACCAGCATCAGCAGTGCGAATCCGTTGAGTGTTTTTAATTACAGCAACCAAATTCCAGCCAATCAGTTTGAAGGTGATGGCACTACAACCAGCACACAGGCTCGCTATGTAATCAACGGAGTTATAT